TACAGAAATAAGACGAACTGAAAAAAAATAATTAAAAATAATTTATGTTAAATACATATGTTGTAGAAGGTGGAGTTGGTAAGTGTGCTGCATTTACTGCATTAATTCCTAAATTAAGAGAAAAATCAGAAGTTCAAATATACACACCTTACATTGGTTGCTTTGCAAGTAATCCAGATGTTAAATTAGTTTTAGAGCAAACACTTCCTTTGCAAGACGCAAGGATAATGGCATCTGATAATATCTTTTACTGTGAGCCTTACAAATCTAATTTTCAATTTGGTAAACAACATATTATTGAAAGCTACTGTGAACATCATGGTGTTGAATATAATAAGTCTATGTTGCCTAAATTATATACAGAGCATCATAGTAAATCTGTCAAAGAATGGCTTACTAAAAATAAGATAGGCAAATACTTACTAATACAATTTTCTGGTGGTCAACCTCAAATGGCTTTTAACGCTAATAATAAATACACAAACATAAATCCTAATAGAAATTATCAACCATATCTTGCTCAACAAGTAATTAATATGTTGAAAGAAGAATATAAGGACACTACTATTATCAACTGTGTTTTACCTAATGAACCTCACTATGAAGGTACTATTAGATGTGATTTACATTGGACACAATTACATGAAATGTTGAAAGATGCGGAAGGGTTTGTAGCTATTGATAGTTGCTTACAACACTTCTCACCATCAGCAAAGAAAGCTGGAGTAGTCGTTTGGGGTTCAACAAGATGGACACAATTTGGTTACGAACAAAACAAAAACCTGCAGTTTCATATGGGAAATAAATGGGATGAAAGTAAATATAATGATAGTGATCCTAGAAATAATATGGTAGAACCTAAATTAATTATTGATGAATATAAAAAAATAACAACAAGTGAGTAAATAAAATGAAAATAATAACACCAGAAGAAATATTACAAGATTATACGGCTATGGGAGATAGTGTTTATTTAATTACAGGTATAATAGCCGGTAATAAACTGGAAGATAAAACTAGTGAAGATAAAAAATCTATTGTTAGTAGAAATGTTGAACACTTAGAGTTATTGGTTTCTCAAGATTACTGGACTGATGAAGATATGACAGCTGTTAATGCTGCTATAGTTGCTGGTAACAATTACACAACTTAATTAAACTAATGGCTAAAAAATCTAGTTCCAATATGGAAGATCATAATGGTATTAGATTAACATCACACGAAAAAATTTGTAGTGAAAGAATGTCTCAATTAATAAAATCAATAGATGAAATGAAAAAAGAAATTAAAGAATTAAGAAGCGATATGTCAAAAGGTAAAGGTGCTATCAATCTTTTAATTATTATTGGTGGTGTTATAGGTGCTTTAGTCGGTTTCTTTAACATGGATGGCTAATAGAAAAACAAATATAGCTGGTTTAACGCAAGAATTGAGAGTACAATTACGTCTAGCTGACAATCCCAACATGATAGTATTCACACCTTTAGGTGGTAATGGACCAGTAGATATAGTAACATTAGACCTTACAACTGGAAAATATCAAGGCTATGATGTTAAGTCTAAAAATTATAGAAAAAGAGATTACATAGGTAATGATGGTTATGAAAGAAAAAGAATCGGCAGCCTTATACATAGAGCCACAACTCCAGAACAAAAAAAATTAAAAGTAAAAATCATATACGAATGAAACTTATATTAACATTAATAATTTTAACATCCCCAACTTCTTTTGAATTAAAACCTTTTGAAGTACCAGTAGGAATGAGTTGTTCTCAACTACATGATAAGCTAGTATACTACGTTAAAAATCCAAACTATGAAAATGGTAATGGTCAAATTTGGATTCAAAGTTTTCATAACAAACAACCAGTAGGAGGGTATCTTTGTGAATCTAAGTAAGCATTTTAAATTAGAAGAATTTACTAAGTCAATGACAGCTACTCGTAAGGGTATTAATAATGATGCAGGAGCAGGAGATATAAAAAATTTAGAGAATCTTTGTTATGAAATACTTGAGCCAGTTAGAGCTAAGTTTGATAAACCTATAACTATTACATCTGGCTATCGTTCAGAAGAATTATGTGAAGCAATAGGTTCAAAAAAAACATCACAACACGCAAAAGGTCAAGCAGTAGACTTTGAAATTGCTGGTGTACCTAATATTAAAATAGCTTATTGGTTACAAAATAATGTAGATTTTGACCAGCTTATATTAGAATTTTATAATCCAGATGATAATGCTGGTGGTTGGGTTCATATAAGTTATAATGAAAAAGGTAACAATAGAAAACAAGTTCTAACTTATGATGGTAAAAAATTTGATAATGGTTTACCGGAAATGAAATGGAAAAATGGTGAGGTAAAAGAATAATGTGGATTAGTGCAATAAAATTAGCTATGAACGCTGGTAGTCACATATACAAAAAGAAACAAGAAACTCGTATGAACATTGCTTCAGCACAAGCAAGTCATGCAGAAAAAATGGCAAATGGTGAATTGGAATATAAAGCGAAAGTTATTGAGAGCAATGATAATGGTTGGAAGGATGAGTTTGTCCTCATTCTTGTATCTATGCCTATGTTGCTATTGGTTTGGTCTGTGTTTTCTGACGATCCAGAGATTCGTATTAAACTAGATTTATTTTTTGATTATTTTAAACAGCTTCCTTATTGGTATCAAGCAATTTTTATTGGTGTAATTTCGGCAATTTATGGACTTAAAGGTGCAGACATTATGCGTAAACCAAAATGAGTAGAAATATAATGACAGCATCTGTTAGTCAGTATAATAAGAAAACAAGTTTATTATCACAACAAACAGGAAAAAATGGCAAGAGTAAAGTTCAACGTAGCAGATCAACCCCACGAAAGAATACCAAAAAAAACCTCTATAGGTAGGAGACCTAAGTTATCTTCTATGAATAAATCTAAAAAACTTCATAAAGGTAAGTCAAAAAATCGTGGACAGGGTAAGTAAGATACTGTAATAAAATCATATAGGAGATATATATGATTGATAAAATTAAAGCTCAAGCTATACACTATTGGACAGATCACAAGGAAATGGTTATTGTTATTTTAGTTATATTAGCTATAGCAATTATACAGTAGGTTTTTGTGAATGAACATTGCAGAACTATTCAAAAAGAATTTTGTATTAATACCAGTTATAGCATCTGTATTGTTCGGAACTTTTACTGGCGTTAAGTACGTCATTAATTTAACTGACACCATCAACGGAAATAAAACAGCCATCACAAAAATATTAGCTGTTGAAGTAGTAGACCTTAGAAGAGATTTAAAAATAGAACAGGATAAAACAGCAGATTTAAAAATTAGACTTTCCTCTGCTGAAGCTACATGGCAGATGGCAGAGAATTTATATAGAACTTTAGCCGATCAAGTTAGAGAACACAGTTACGATATTAAGGATTTAAATAGGTAATGTATGGAGTGTCTCAGTATGAATTACAAATTTACAGCCATACTTATTTTAATGTTATCAATGCTAACTTTTTTTGCTGATCCCGCTTATCCTAAAAATGAATATTTAAACAATGGATATAATTCTTGTAACACAGGTTCGTTTGATGTTCGTATAGAAACACAAGAGGGAGATAATGAATATAAACATTATAGTCCTTCTAACAATTATAATAGCGAGAATGGAAGAGATTCATTAAGTTTAACTTACAGACATTATTTAGGTTCAGCTTGTACAAAAGAATTTAAAAAAACACAGCAAGAAAATATAGAATTAAAACAACAGTTAGAGTTAATGAAAATGTGTGGTAAAGTTAATAAAAATCCTACTTTAAAATACAATCCAAACTTTCACTTAATTGTTATAAAATGTTCTGGTATAGTAATTCCAGAAAATAAAAATCCAGATGGTAGCCTTTGGGATGATTTAAAAGATGATTACAAAGAAGAAAACCCAGAAGTTAAAATAATGGGAGATAAATTTATAACTAATAAAAAAAATTAAAGATACCTAAAGATTTAACAGGAGAATTACCAATACCTACACCATGAAAATATCAGAAAACACATCAGTAAGTATGCCAATGAAAAATATGATTGGTATTATAATTGCTGTAGCTATGGGTGTGTTTGCTTATACTGAAGTGACAGCAAGATTAACTTCATTAGAAACATCAAGAGAATTATTTCAAGCTGATCTACTTAAAAAATCTGAACAGCTTCCAACAGATCAAGAACAATTTATGTTGATAGAATCTTTGTTTGGTGACGTAGAAAAATTAATTACAAATCAAGAACAAAATATGACTAATAAAATTAACATAGAATTTCTTAAATCACAATTAGAAAAAGCCTTAAATGATGTAGAGCAGTTAAAAGATAAAGTAAGACAGAATGGAAACGGAGATCATTAAATGACAGAAATTGTGGTAGCTCTTTTGATGATTGTTTCTGGAGAAATAAAAGAACACAGAATACAGGAATCTATGTCTCAATGTTTAAAAGGTAAACGTATTGCTAATAGAGTTTATAATGCTAATGTAGAATACCAATGTATAAAATCTAAAGCAGAAACAGAAATATATATGGGTAAAAAATCAATAGTAAAACTTATACTAAAATGAGTATAGAATATAGAGGTGAAAAATTTTCCGGTTATAATAAACCTAAGAATGACAGAACTAAAACTAAAAAATTTTCTGTACTTGCTAAGTCTGGTGATACAATAAAACTTATTAGATATGGTGATGCCAATATGACTATTGGTAAATCTGATCCAGCTAGAAGAAAATCATTTAGAGCTAGACACAAATGCGATACCAAGAAGAGTGTATTAACTGCTGGGTATTGGAGCTGCAAAAAATGGTAAACAAAGTTTGGAATAAAGCTAAATCAGTAATGGCTGCGGGGTGGTGCAACGTGTGTCAAAAAGAAATGTTAAGTGATGCTGGTGGCTGGATTGTGAACGCAGAAAAAAAACACTTTTGCCATGACGGAAAAGATGGTAGTTGTTTTGATAAGTATATTAAAGAAAAACAATCAATGGCAGAAGATGCCACTTACGAAAAGGAGATATAATTATGTACGGAAAACCAAAAGTAAAAAGTAAATTAACATCTAAACAAAAAACTTTGCCTTCAACTTTGAAGAAAAAGATTATGCAATCTAAACCTAAAAAGAAAAACTAATGCCGGGTTATCACAAAACAAAATCTGGTAAGATGGCTAAAAAAGGTTTGTATTATAATATGAATAAAAAAAATCTGCTGGTACATCAAACACAAAAGCTAAGTCTACTGTAAGTGCTAAGTCTTACAAGTCTATGTTAGCTGGATTTAAGAAGTAGTTTTTTATTCTTTCTTTCTAACTGTCTAATGTAAGACCTAAGATCATCTATAGTATGCTCTTGATCTTCTATCTTTAATCTATATCTTAGATTCCAATTGATACCTACAACGCTTGTTTTATTTCTTGAAACTCTTGCCATATAGTTTGCTCCTCTGACCAATATCTTTTCTTATTAGATTTCATTTTTATAGAATGTAATACTGTGGTGTGATCTTGTTTAAAATACTTACCAATGTTTGATAGATTCATTTTGTATTTTTCTGATAGCAAGTTATGAATAATATTTCTTGCTCTAACAATATCTAATGTTTTCTTTTTGCTTAACAACTCTACCTTTGATACTTCATATCTTTTACAAATGTAGTCAACAATATTTTCCATAGTTTCTTTTTGTGGAGAAGAAAAAGAATAGCCTACAATTTTTACCAAGTCATAACCATTTTCTTTTAAATGTTTTTTGGCTAACTTATAACCATTGACAAATGCGTTCTTATATATTTTTTGTTCTCTTGTATTTAAATCTTGGTAGTGTCCTGCTTTCATTGCAAGTTTAATCTCATTGAAATTTGTATTTTTAGTCATAGAATCCCCTTACTTTCCCATTGTTTTTTTATAATAAATTAATAACTAAGCTGTCATTAACTCTTCTCTACATCTGGCACACTCTAAATATAAGTTATAGCTTTCTGCTTTTAACCTATTAGTTCTCTGAACTGAAGCAATGTACAACTCACTCTTTTTCCTTTGCTTGTCCATCAGCCTTTGTAGACGATTTTTTGTTTCCGTCATCTTGCTCCTTTTTTACTGTTGTAAAATCAACTTTAATATTATCGATTTTTACTTCTGCATTTGTTCCATTATTAGAACCATTGGCAGCCTTCTCTACTGAATCAAACTCTTCTGTTAGTATAAAACTACATTCTCCATTTTTGATTCTTATGTATTTTGACATTATTTATCCTTTTTGGCAACCTCTTTTTTGTGTAATTCAAATGCCATGTTATTGTATATACCCATATCGTGATAGTTGTCAGCCTTATATCCTCTAGTTGATCTATAAAGTTTTAATGCCATCATAATATGACCTACTTGGTGTGGTTTAATTCTTTTTTTTAAATTGTTTGCTAACACTAACGTAAACATTTCAGCTAACATAATAAAGTTATGTTGATAATCTCCATAATCTTTTTCACGATCAGCAATTATCTTTGCCTTAATATTTTTATCTAAATCTGCAATTTTGATTGTCATATTTTTTATGTCCTAGAGGGGGAAACTAACGAAGGGAACTAAGAAAGAAAAAAACCCCTCTAAGACTATATAAATTTATATTTTTAATTAAAACTTATATTCTGGTTTATTACCAGAAATGGGTGCTTTTGGAAACCCCTTATTTTCTGGTGATTGTGAAGCAGAGTTTGCTGTGTTAGGAGTTAGTTTAAATTTAATTCCCCCTGTCAAATTACCTGCATCATCCTTTGTATTCCAACCTGCTTGACTATGCCAAGTCTCTCCTATCTTAACACCTATGGTCCATTTCTTACCTTCTGGTGCATTTGGATTAGCTGGTGCTACCCAATCTGGATGATTGTCTGCTGTCTTATTTTCATTAGGTACTACGTTTACCCATACTACTTCTTCATTCATGTTATTTCCTTTTTGTTATCATCAACTATTGTTGAACATTATTTAATTGTAATTCACGACTTTCAGCAATGTCTGTTATTTGTCTGTAAGATCGCAAATTGTTTTTAAGTAAAAAATGAACGCTATCTCTATGCTTATTTTTTGCACTACCTAATTCTTTTAGGCTCTTAGCATTTTTAAGTTCATTCTTTATTTCTTCCACATCCACAGTATCATCCATGTATGTAGGCTCTGCAGATTTCTCCACAGAATTTTGTTTAAATGGTTTAGCTGTAAAACCATCATCATCTTTTATTCCTGTTTTAAGATTTAAAAGATTTAAGAACGCATACTTTCGTGAGTATGACATGGCTTGACCCGTACCAAATTTATCAAGACCAGCCATTGCCGAACAACCATCAACAAGTATAAAGATTGTTGGATCATCAATGTCATATACCTTCATAGTACACACAACCATCACTAGGTTTTTTGCATCTACAATTTCAGTTAAGTAATTACAAGTTGCGTACAATCCATTGTCTAGTAATGCTTGAACAGCTACATTTTGCGTTTCGTCGTGTTCCAGCGGATGAAAGTGCATACCACTTACTTTGTTTCCTTTTTTAACACCTTTAGCATCTAAACACGCTTGATGTAATTTTTGATATATATTTTTCTTCATGTTTTCATTCCCCATAGTTTATTGATTAATTGTAATTGTACATCTGCCAAATCTTTATAATAAAAAGGATGATTCAAATCTGGTGGTTCGCACATTGTTGCGAGGTCTTGTATATTGCCTTTGCAATACATGATCATTTTTTCCCAGAAAAGTATCTTCTCACACATTTTAAAATAAAGGTGTTCCAGATGGTCTTTCTTCATTAACTCATGTGATTGGTCAAAGATAATATGTTCTTTGTCATTCGCATAAACTAAATAAGGTATCTTCTTAGTACAAAAAAAGTAGAAAGCTGTTTGAGTTAAATTCTCAAATGTAGGCTCAGTAGGTAATGGTTGCGTACTCATTTTCCATTCTTCTTTGTTTTTAATTTTTCTAATGTTAGGTGGCTTAGTTTTTAATTCTATAAATTTAGTTTTACTTTCATAATCTATACGACCAATGATAGGTTTTATCATTGTCATTTCTTTGTGTTCAACATATCTTTCGCAAACCATTTTTTCTTTGCCTATAATATCTTGAACAACTTTTTTAGTAACACCAATACAATCATGTGCGTAGCTAATCATTTCTTCTCTAGCAAATTCATCCTTTGCATCCACCGGTGGTTTATCTTTTATAATTTTTAATTCTTTTTCAAAATTTAATTTATAATCTCTATCCCATTCAGTTTCTTTTATTGTTTTAGAACTCCAGATAACATCAGCTATAATTCTTTGTACGGTGTTATTAACTAAATTTCCAAATGTAGGTTTATATCTAAAAGCAAATGTTCTTCTAACTTCTTGTGGAAAAGAATAACCTATAATATTTTTAGAAAATGGAGAGCTTGTAGAAGAATAAGACCAATGATCTAATCCCTTACCACCATTATAAAAAGCAAATGCTTCTTCTATTAATTGTTCTTCTGTTTTAATCATTTAGTTCCTTTGTTTTTTACACACTTATAAACTAATAAAACTTGTTGTCAAATTAAATATATAATATATACCTCTGTATCAGATCAATAATGAAAGGAATTATGACACTTGAACAATATAGAAAAGATAAGAAACTATCCTATTATGTCTTTGGACAAATGCTGGGACTTGATGGACAAAATCCCGGAACAAGCGTAAATCGTTGGTGTTTGACAGCAAATGTAAAAAGATTTCCTAACCCAGAAATGGTTAAGAAAATAATAGAGATAACTAATAACAAAGTAACGATAAAGGATTTATATGAAGCATGGTACGAATCCAAAGTTTAAATATAAAAGAGTAAAAATAATTTGGCAAGATATATTAAATGATAATTCTTGGTTCGATAGTCTTGATGATGTTAATCAAATGAATTTTGCTTGGTGTGAAGATATAGGTTATTTGTTTTCTAAAGATACAAAAACAGTTAAAATATTTACATCATTTAATTATGATGGAGATAAACTTAACATTGGAAACGTAACTGTATATCCTCGATCAGTAGTTAAAAAGATAGAGGTGTTAAAATGACAAACGCTGGTATGTTTGAAGATGCTGAAGAAATAGAAAAATTAAAAAAATTATTGACACTCTTAAAACACAAAATGATATTAAAGATTATCATATTAATAAACTAAAAGAAGATATAAAAGAATTACAAGAAGCATTAGAAAAAACAGAATAGGGAACAATGAGAAATTTATTTGAAACATTTATAGATGTGGGTAGTGGTTTATTTTTATCTACTTTAATTCAACTATATATATTTCCATTCTTTGATCTACATCCAACAGTATTAGAGAGCTTTCATATAGCAGTAATATTTACAGCTATATCTATGATTAGATCATGGTGTTGGAGAACAATTTTTACAAGGAGAAAAACATGAAGTTAAAACTACTTGATTTATTTTCGGGTATAGGTGGGTTTAGTTTAGGATTAGAATCAACAGGATTTTTTGAAACTATTGCATTTGTTGAGAAGGATAAATTTTGTCAAAAAATATTAAAGAAAAATTTTAATAACATACCAATTGAGGAGGATATAAGAAATGTCAAAGGAGAAAGATACGCAGCAGATGTCATTACTGGGGGATTCCCCTGCCAACCATTCTCAGTCGCAGGAAAGAGAAAGGGAACAGACGATGACCGCTACCTCTGGGATGAAACTATTAGAATCGTCAGAGAGTGTAAACCTAGATGGTTCATTGGGGAAAATGTTGAAGGCATTATTAACATCCAAGAAGGCGTGGTCCTCCGACAGGTGTGTGATGACTTGGAAAAAGAAGGTTTCGAAGTCCAATGTGTTGTTATTCCAGCTTCAGGCATCGGTGCGTGGCATCAAAGGAAAAGAGTCTGGATTCTTGCCTACTCCGAACACAATGGATCATATAGATCGAAAGGGAATGAGACCATCGAGAGCAGCAACGAACAGGAAAAGCGGTTATCTGTCAGAGATGATCAAGATGCTACCAACTCCGACAGCATCAGACATCGAAGGTGGAGCAGCGAAGGATGTACAAATGAAAGATGGTCGTTTCTTCCGAGAGAACAAGAAGGGAGAGAGATGGGGAGTGAAGCTCAGAGATGCAATGGAGATGATGCCAACACCAACAGCGAGGGATCACAAGGATATGGGGTATCAACCAACATGGAAACCAAGCAGAGACAAGTCAGTTTTAATAACAGTATTGAAGAACAACAAACCTGGTGGGAAGCTCAATCCGCACTTTGTAGAAATGTTAATGGCATATCCTATGAATTGGACAAAGATCGAGCCAACAGAATAAAGTCTTTAGGTAATTCTATTGTACCTCTTATTGCAAGACAACTTGGATTAGCTATTATGAAAGCAGAATTAGATGAGACACGCTAAATACTTTGATAAGGACCTATATAGTAAGTTCCATAGAAAATATGATGGGATTGCTATGTGTGATGTGGATAGTGTAGAAATTTGCCAGAATAAAGGTTGCTGGTATCCACTTGCAATCATTGAACATCTATACGACACCGGATCAACTAAAAAGAAATATACTACCATTGTAGAACACATTGGGAAAGCCTTAAATGTGCCTGTTTTTTTGGTCTATTACAAAAATCTGACCGAGGATACCCTAACCTTCCGAGTTGCTCAAGTACACCCCATCAAAACGCCACTAAACACCCATTGCGAAGCCGAGTGGGTAGATGTTTTAAGGTCAATTCAACTTAAACATCAGAAGGTATGTAAATATGGTAAGTAGAGCCTTTTTACATATCACTTATAAAATTTATGGACATTTGGACAAGTTATCTGGGGTGAAAAAATCCCATGCACTAAATTGCTTTTTATCTTTAATGAAACACGCATGGAAAAAAAATAATTATGAATGTGGGTTAAGATATTCTACTGTTGCTAAAGACACCAAACTATCTCGTATTACTGTCAGACGCACCCTTGATACTTTAGAAAAATTAAATATTATAGCTACTGTGCGAGGTAGGTCTGGTAAATCTTATAAAGTTAATGAGATATTCTTAAAATCAGAACTAGATGGATCTAAATTATACATTGATAATAATAAAATGTATAAAAAAGATCACTCATATGTGAAAAAAAGATCAGTATTAGTAGAAGCATTATACATTAATAGAATAGATAAAATAATAAGTGATTACAGAGGAGATAAGGAAAACATAATAGACAATTTAGCGAAGCTCCCCCCCGAACTCCTTAGTGAAGATACTAAGAATCCATTCTATGTTAAGTTAGCTTTAAAAAGAAAAGAGGAAATTGCTGCTGCCGAGAATACTAAGTATGTCCACCCACAGAAAATAATAAATGAGCTGACTAAAATTAAGAAACAATCTAATCCTAGATACAGAGAGAAAGTTGCTTTTAATAAAAGAAACAATTTAGATTATAAGGGTAACCCAAAATAGTTATGGCAGGTAGACCTAAATCTAAAGTGTTCTGTCAATCACTCAGACGTGATGGCAAACCCTGTCTCGCAAAAGGTTTTATGTGCAAAAACAACAAATACTTGTGTCGTTTTCATGGTTTTCAGAGTACTTTAGGATTTCAGCAACCAAATTATACTCATGATAGTAGAAAAAGACAGCTTAGAAAACTCAAACAATTCAAAGACCTCAGTGAAGAAGCCTTTAACACCTACTATGAAGAAAAACTTAGACCTAGAATTGAACGTAAAGAAAAATCTACCTATCATACTCGATTCATTAATAGAGGGAAATACATTAACTCATTGTATAGAATCCAAAATCACAAACCCAATGGAGATCAGCTTAGGGAAATTTTATCGTATCTTAAAAAAAAATCCAGAGATTGAACAAGAAGTATTAGATGCTAGAAAATTGGGAATTCAGACCTCTATTGATAGATTGCTTGAAATATTTAATCATCAAGAACTTGAAAACCCTAATCAGATATTATGGATAACTCGTAAAGCTGACTTTGTTAAATGGATTGCAGGAAAAATTACTGATCTATATTCAGATAATAAGGTTCAAAAGGTAGATCAAAAAACTGAGATGACTATTAGTTGGGAAAGTGATAGTGATTTAATTGATGTAAACGCTGAGGATATTCCAACGTCTACACCAGATAAAAATTAATATTCTTGTATTTCAATATAATCTTCTATCCATTTTTTAGCTTCTGAATGACTTTTAAATTCTGGAACACCCTCATCACCACTATTTATTTCTAATGCTTGTGTTTCATCACTTAATAAATCACTATGAATATGAACCTTGTATGGGTCATAAATGATTATTTTATATTTTGTCATAGTTCCCTTGTGTTAGCTTTTTATTTTTATAGTAAGTGTAAATTATTCCCTTAGCACTTAATATATTTAAAAGAGTTTGTTTCATTAACTCATCTAAATTCTGTTTTTGTGTTAATTGTTTATTCATACTGTTATTGTTGATATTATTATTAAAAATAGAACCATGACAAAGCAATAAAAGTTTAAGCTAGTCATTTAATCTTCCCAATCTGTGTTAGTTTTTTCCATTATGTCATTTGGTAAAGGAATAAAATCAAGGGTTTCATACAAACCTCTTAACTTTTTTTGTTCCTCATACTGTTCTTTTACTTTGTGCTGTTCTTCCAACTTTATCAACTCGTCAAGTTTATTTTTTAATTTTTGCATAGGTCCCTTATATTAATATTATTAATGTTAATATTATAAAAGCTATTACTGAAAATATTACAGCAACAGCTTTCGTGTATCTTCTGTGTATTGGTCTACCAAATACTATCATAGTGCAACACCTCCATAAATTACGAGTTGGTGTAAGCTGTACATGGCTAATGATACCATCACAGCAACAGAAAATATAAACCCTAATGTAAACAATATTATTTTTTTCATAGTTCCCTTTGTTAGTTGTGATCTATTTTATAATAAATCTCTAAAGGGTCTATAAAGACCCATTAAAGTTTTATTATTTTAATTGTGTTATAGAAATTCCATCTTCACTAATAAGTAAATAACTTTCAATATCAGTATTATTTCTAAAAACTTTATTATGTTCAATTATTGCGTCAATCCAATCTTTAGCTTTTACAGTTAATTCTTGCTTTCTTAATTCATCACAAGTATTTTCTTTTACCCACGAATGAAATTTTGCAACACTTATTTTAAATGTTTTTTTCATAGTTTCCTTTTTTTGGTTAATTTAATCATATTGTTTTTTTTCATAGTTTTATGGCTAAATTGTGGCAATTATATTTTAAAATTTATATAATTTCTAAAGTTAATATTCTTAAAATAATCCAAACCATCTTTAGAATACATATACATATATTCATTTGGTTTATCTAAGCCTTTTAATTTAGCATTTTCAAACGCTTCGTTGCTGTTTCGTTGGTACATTCCATTCATAATTATTTACCCTCAGTTGAAAGTTTAACATATTGTTTAACAGCTTCTAAATCATAGTTGCTGAATTGCTTTAAGATAGTACAGAAAATTTTTGATTGATCTTCTAAATTTTCACAATCGTAAAACATTTTATCAATAGACAATACTAGATCATTTGTAGTGATTGCTATTTGTCTATTAGTTTCTTTGATTTCTTTTTGTAATGATTGCATAGTTTCCTTTGGTTAATTATTATTTAATAAATTTAATTTGTTTTTGTGTTAATTTTGTGGCATGAAAACCAACAGCCTCAAGATCACTTGTAAAGAATTGACAAGTATCACATCTCTCAATGTGTGGTTTGTGATAAGGGTCATTTTTTGCAATCAAGCCACTACTTTCAACATCTTGATAATATCCATGACCTTGACAATCTTTACAGCTATTTATTTTGTGTTTATATTTTTGCATTGTTTCCTTTCCTATTTATTTTCTAGTTTATCTTGTTTTAATTTTGAATTTGCATAACTTAAAATAATTTTTAAGTCTTTATTTTCTAATTGTCCTAATGCAAATTGTAATACATCAAGTTGATTTTCAAAATTACACATATCTCTCATTTTAACATCTATTTTATTTATGATTATATCGTTGTTCATAGTTTCCTTTGGTTGATTTGTTTTAATGCTCATAAATATTAATATACATATTGGATATATTAATACAATAGTTAATTTAAATTATTAGATCACATAATGTTACAGACTTAGAATAATTCTAATGTAATATTATTCAATGGTATTTAGATTGAGGTTAAATAGTTGGTATCCATTTATAAACGTCACTTGTTTTTTCTCTACGTGTTAGAGATCGGACTATATAGTTTCCGATAATTAAACGTTATCGGATTACTATTAATAATGTTTAAGTATCACTAATCTATTAAAGATATATTTACCTAAAAAGTATTGCTAATTAGAATCATTATAAGAGGGTATACCCCAAATTTCTGACGCAGATTTCTCTCTATAGTGGGATCCCCGGGTACCGAGCTCGAATTCGCCCTATAGTGAGTCGTATTACAATTCACTGGCCGTCGTTTTACAACGTCGTGACTGGGAAAACCCTGGCGTTACCCAACTTAATCGCCTTGCAGCACATCCCCCTTTCGCCAGCTGGCGTAATAGCGAAGAGGCCCGCACCGATCGCCCTTCCCAACAGTTGCGCAGCTGAATGGCGAATGGCGCCTGATGCGGTATTTTCTCCTTACGCATCTGTGCGGTATTTCACACCGCATATGGTGCACTCTCAGTACAATCTGCTCTGATGCCGCATAGTTAAGCCAGCCCCCGACACCCCG